CCAGTAACAGTTACACTTGTAAAGTCAACACTTGTTGCACCAGTAAAGTCTACTGCACCAGTGAATGCTGGCGCTGCTAAGGTTGCTGCATCTGTAATCCCATAACCTGCCAATGTAGTTGGTGTTGTAGAAATATCTGCAAATTCTAAATTGTTAATTGTTGCTGTATTGAAATCAATTGAAGTAGCACCTGTAAAGTCAACTGCACCTGTAAATGCCGGATTGTTGTTTGATGTTGCATCTGTAATTCCATAACCTGCTAGTGTTGTTGGTTTACCTGTAAGTGAAGCAAAGGTCTGTGCTGGTATTGTTAAGTTTGTTAGATTACTACCATCTATTGCCGGTAAAGCACCTGTTAAGTTTGCAGCATTTACATTGCTGTTAACACCATCTACTAATACTGTTGAATCTTCGCCTACAACTGAACCTTGTATGTCTCCTACAATTGTATTGCCTTGTGCTGAATTTGCAGTGCTACCTGTTTCTACTGCGGTAATTCTATTTGTTAAACTGTCAACATTTACATATACTTCATCAAAGTTTGAATTTAATTTATTAAAGGCAGTACGTAGATTATCACCCGTTCTGTCGTTTGCGCTAGAGCCAATGTTTACTGTTAGTTTTGCCATCTATCCGCTCCTATACCCAACCGCCGATTGCAATTTTGCCCCAGCCCGTACTCTTGCGGACATAAACATAATTGTCATCAACTCTAATTTCACCTACTGGTGCTGCTTCTGTTTCTGAACTAGGTGCTGCTGCACCAGGAGCAATTGTTCCTAATACAGTACCTTCTGCATCAATAATTTCTGTTGAGTCATCAGCATATACTGTTCCTATAAGTGTTCCTCTAATATTGTCTGATTCAATCGGACCTACAATTTTTCCGTCAACACTATCAATTAGTAATGTTGAGTCGTCAGCAAATACACTACCAGTTATGTCACCGTCAAGTGTGCCTGTTAATGCATCACCTGGTTGAACTGCTGTATCAGCAAGAGCACCCTGCGCACTGGTTGCTGCATCTGTAATGCCATATCCTGCAAGTGTTGTAGGAGTGCTTGTAAGATCACCAAATGCAACACTTGTTAAGAATGAAGGTGCGTTGGCAATCACGCTCCATGGAATATTACCATCAACTGCATCAACTAATAATGTTGAATCGTCAGCAAACACACTTCCTGTAATATCTGCTTTTCCACTAAATGCTATTTCTAATGTTTGTAAACCATCATTACCTGATAGTGTAATTCCATTTCCTTCTAGTACTTTCAATGTTCCAGCAACCGTAGTTGCAGTTACTAGTGTGGTTCCAGTACCGTTAACATCTATAGTTCTATATGCATTACCTGCCGGAGCAGCATTAGTGATAGTTACAATACCTGTCGCATCATCAGTAAACACTGTTAATGCAGCACTACCTGGTTGTATTTCTAATACACCTGTGTTTGTAATTTTTACGTTGTCTCCAGTACTATTATCAACATTAATACCAGCACCTTCTGTTCTACCACTTGGTAATGCTGTAACACTTTGTAAACTTCTTACACCTGTATTTGTTACAGTAACGTTTCCTGTTCCTGAACTTACACTTATACCTAGCCCTGCTGTTGCTTGTGTAACTCCTGAGTTAGTAATTGTAATACTTTCAGCAGCACTATCTACTGCCATAGAAATAGCAGTACCGCTAATCAAATTAAGTGTATCAACAAAATCATCTGCTACTACTTGATTGCCGCTGTCCACTTGCACGCTCTTAAAGAACGTTTGAGATGGATTAATAATTAGTTCTCCGTTTACAGTAGAACCTAATGGTAAATCAATAATGCCTCCTGACTTACCTTTAATTTGTGCAGAACCTAGCCATACACCGTTGAATGCATCTGCATCTGTGTCAGCATGTTCTGCCGTGTATAATGACTTCCATGGTTTAGTAACACTACCTAAGTTAAATGTTGCAACTGCATTAGGTGAAACATTTGTTGCTAAATTTTCAAAATCTACAGAATTGTATTCTGAAAATGCTTGAAAAGTTCCGCCACCTGATGCATATGCATCAAACGCTGTGCCGTTTACTGCTGTTGTTAAACCTGCGTCAGTATATAAATGGAATGCAAATAGATCTATTAATTTAACATAAAAGTTCTGATTATCTAATTGTGTGATACCAGTGTTTGCAATGAATATTTGTTGACCTTCTGCTAGATTGTGTTCGACTGTACCTACAACTCTAACAGGATTACTTTCAGAAGTTCCTGATTCAACATGAGCTATATCTTGATCGCCCCCTCTTGCAAGTGTTGCGCCTATGATAGTAAAGTTTTGATTTACTTTATCAAATGCTTCTTTTATTCTGCTCCACACTACTGGTGGATTACCTGGATTAATATTATTATCGTATGCCATTATGATCTACCCACCGCTATTTCAATTGTTCCTATATGATCACTATCATAATCTTCAATTGCTTTACCCACAATTGTTCCTACTTTAGGATCGTCACTTACAGTTGCTACACCATGTATTCCTGATGTAACAAGAATATCACCTTTCTTAATTTTGCCTACAACTTTACATGGAACTCTACCAACAAGTGCAACTAGGTTTTTGTGTCCAGGACACGCAGTATACATTACATATGCTGCTGTATTAGAAACAACACCTGCTATTCTCTTATCACTGTTTGTGTTTGTAGTTGTGACTTCCTTGTCACCACCAAATACTAACACTGTTCCAACTTCATATTCCTTGTCACCTTCGTAGTATTCTGCAACGTCTGCTGAGTATGTTGCTTCTAGTCTTGATTCATTAGGCGAACTACCTGTTAGTGACCATCTACCAGTAATTGTACCAGCAGTTGTGTTACCACCTGTAGTTAATGCACTAACTTGAACACTTGAAGCAATAATAGGTGCATTTGACAAACCGTTCTGTGTTCTAAATGTGTGTGAATCATTATCATAAAAAGTTGATTTGTCTGCAGCCAAGGAACCGTCTTGCAGGAAGATACCTCCTCCACCACTACCGCCTGTTCCACCAAACGTATGTATTCTTACAAATCCTCCTGAGCCTGATGTTCCAGAATCGATTGCTTCGAATCCATCTATGTTGTATTGTTGGACATCAATTATTCTACCACCAAAATCACCATTTGTATCTCTTATAATAAGTTTACTTGCTTCAACTGTACTACTAGATCCTGCCGCATAGTCAACTATTCCATAATCACTATCTGATGTACCAGAACTTGAATTTATTCTTGCAAGTAAACCTGTGCTTCCAAATTGTGATTTCTTAACTGCACCGCCTTGATCTACAATTGTTGTAAACGCAATATCAGTAGCATCTCCTGCTGTAAGTAATGAATTACCTAATACACTTTGGGCAGCAATTTGTGCTAGTGCAGACTTAGGTGTTCCATTGTCTTTGAGTTGTACCCAACCATCTGTAACTTCAAACTCTACATCACTAAAACTTGCTAGTCCACTTCTTGCCTGTTTGTCTGCTGCTGTTCCTGTAGGAGCATTTAAGTCAGTGCCTGCTAACTGCATTAACAGTTTGCTTTGTTGTATATCAGCAGCAGTATTGATGTCAGCATCTAAAATAACATCTGGTTGAATTTGTGCATCAATACTATTAGCAGTCGAATCAATATCTAAAGTAATATCACCAACCACTGTAGCGTTTACAGCATCTCTGTCATTACCTGTAAACACAAGTAATTGGTTTGCTTCTAAATCTGTAAACGTAAAGTTTTGTAAGTTATCAAAAGTGAAACTTCTCAAGTTCATTGCATCTTGAGGTTGTGTAGGATCTGAAAGATTAACAATCTTATTCTGGTTTAGATCCATGTTTGCCTTCATAGCCCCTTGGCCACTTAGATCCATAAATCCACCAGTCACAGCAGGTATTAAATTAGCATCAATAATTTTAGCACCACTGTGCGAAATACCTAATCTTCTTTCAATGTATAATCTTGTAGCATTTTCTGTTGGTACTGTATCAACAGCGTTATCTGCAAAAGAACTATCTGTTGAAAATTCAGAAACAGGAACACCACGTTTAAATCCAATACCATCCAAGTTACTCAACGCAATGGCTGCTGAGAATGTAACTCGACCTGTACCTTGGTCAACTTTAAAGAATGGTCCAACATTGAAGTTACCAAATTGGTCAGTGGTTACATAGAAAACACGTCCTACCGTTCTTTCCTGCGTTTCATTATCTGCATTAAGTGCATTAACCGCCGGACCGTAAATTTCATTTGGATAGTTAGTATCTGCATATGACCCTGTTCCAATTTCCAGTAAGTCGTGTCCAGTTACACGTGTTAATGAAATTCTAATTGTTAGATTTCCATAACTGTTTAAACTTCTTATAGGAACAGCACTTCTTATAGTATAAGAACCTTCAAATTCAATAATACTATCTTCTAATGGTCTATTAAGTGTTACTCTTGCATAATTGGAACTAAGGTCGTCTTCTGATTGATACTGTTCAATAACATATTCTTCACCTTTGTATACAAATCTTGAATTAGGTACACGTGAACGTTCTTCAGGTGCAACCGGTACAACAGTAATAGTGCTGTCTCCAGCTCTACCTAAAACTTTTGCAAAACTGTGCGTTCCGCTTTGTGTACCTGTAGTATCAACTTCTACAGAACTTGAAAGTGCAGGAGGAGTTGTTGTGATAGTAAATTGTACAGAACTAGCACCTAACCCATCTACATCATTATCCGATACAAAATAATGTAAACTTTCGTTTAGACCTGTTGGTAAATCACCTGTTGTTTCTAATCTAATTACATCACCAACTGATAAATTGTGAGGTGATGCTACAGTAATTACTCCAGGCGCTGCAATACTAATGCTTGAAATTGTAGTAAACGAGCCAGGAACAACTGGACTTGCACCAGTTGTACCAACGCTTTCACTTGGTTGATATACAGTTAAATCAATGTAATCATAGTTTTCTCTAAGAGTAGTCTTGGTAATTCCATCTGCAATTGCTGTTATATCTCCAGTACCAGCACCTGTCACTTCTATTGCAGCACCGTTTTGTGATGTTGCAATTTCAAAAGTTGTACTTGTTAGGTTTTGTTCTAGTACATAGTAAGTTAATCCAGCAGTAATGCCTGTAGGTAAGTCGCCAGTTGACGTAAAGTTTAATCTATAGTCTGCCAACTGTTTGTGAGGAACAACATTAACTAATGTAAGTCCACTACCGTTGGTTAAACCTCCTAGTAGACTTCCTCCAGATGTTGTCGATAACTGTAAAGTATTGTAAGTAGGAACATCAAATACATAATATGTTTGTCCTGATGTCAGTCCATTAGCAGTAGTCTTTGGAGTAAATGTATCTCCGCGCCTTAATCCATGATTTCTATCAGTGGTTAGTGTATTATTGCTTGCAATATCAGTTACTGTAATAGTAAATGTAAGCACTGTAGGATTTGCTACAGTGAATTCAACATCTAATGCACCTCTACCATCTACTGCATCATCATAGTCTTCAAATTGTAAAACACGATAAACATCAGTAGGGGATTCAGCAAAACGTAAACCCGTTGATGGCCTTGTAGCAACGTCAGCAAGTTCTCCAGTAAGAATAATTTGTGAATTACTTCTAAGTGACATCTTAGTGCCATCTGGTATGACTGCAAAAAGTCCATCAAAGTTTCCTGTATCGTCAGATGTTAGATTTAATTTCGCAACGCCTGCTGGTAAATCTGTAGTTGAAACTGATGTAACAGGATATCTGTAAATTAAATTACCATGGTCGACTTCAAGTTCTGAGTTGTTAAGAGGAGTATAATCATAATTTGTGACATGGATATCCAGCCCACCTTGTACGTTTTGGAACGAAGCACTAGGAAAATAACAATCAACTCTTTGTGCAACATCGTAGTAAAGTGTTGTAGGAGTTGGAACTTCTAAAGGATCCGAACCATCTGCAACAAGGGCGTAAATACCATGTGCTGACGAGCCACCAATACTTCTAATTTGAGCACCGTTTAATGACATGTAAGAAGCATAACAGTAATACGTAAACATAGACACTGCTTCTGTTAGTCCGCCGTTGGTTGCTAATAAGCCATAACCCATATCTGCTATCTGTGTAAAGTCATTTGATAGCATTGATCTGTTACCTGGCATTAGGATTTCATATTTTCTTTGATAACTATGTGTTCCGCTGCCCGCACTAGTTGTTGCTACTTCTACATCACCAAAAAAGTCTTCTGTGATTCTAAATGTATTTCCAGTTAACCCAGTTTCAGAAACATAATATTCTTTACCTGCTACAACGCCTGCTGGTAATGTACCTGTTGTGGTAAACACCAGTGAAGCACCTGCTTGTAAACCATGGTCTGCTCTTGTAAACACAGCAGGGTCTGCTTGTGTAATACTTGTTAAAGTTTGTGCACCAGGTGTTAAATTAAAAGGTGTTGTTTCATCTAGAACAAGTGTTGCTGTACTTCCACTGGCTCCATATGCATAATCTCTAACATAGTTGACTTTGAAAATATCATCGCCAACAATAAAAGATGCCGGTAGTTCTGGGAATCTATCTAACCCTGCTACAGTTATACGTGTTGATGTAGCACTTGCTTGATGTAAGAACTGTAAGTTTCCAGCAAATCCATCAACAAACATACCACCTGCAAATGTTTGTGCATTTATAGATTTACTAAATGATGCACATTCTTGTGCGTATGGAGATTTAGCAAGAATTTGTCCAGCCGGATCAAGCACCATAGCAAATCCGCCATGTCCTTGCATTGTCATTGCTCTAAGTATTACAGCATCGTTACACAAGAAAACATCAAGTTTATCATTATCTTTTGGATAATTTACACTGCCTGATCCATCAATTACATCAATAAGCGCATCAAATAAATCTGCAAGTACACTTTCTGTACCTGTTTCTTTTACAAAAGCACCGTCTGTAATTTGAGGGAAAAGCTCGTTGTAAATTGTTCCTATAGGATCATTAGATATAATATTGTCTAAGATACTTTCTAAATATTCTAATGCTGCTGTGGTTTCTGACAATTGTGTTGTGATTGCAATTCTTCCGCTTGCAGTTTGATAGTATTTTAGTCCTGCTGATATTGTTCTATTATATTCACCGTATTTTAAATCAAATATCATTGCATCAAGAATCAATCCTACATCTCTTTTACAACGTGATTCGTTATAATTAAATGATGATGTAAACGGTGCAATATTATTTGCAATTTGATAGTTTATCCAAGCAGTAACTTCGTTTTGTAAAAATTGTCTATTTAATTTTATTAACGTAGCAGACGCTTTGTATCCGCCTCCATTATCTATCTTAGGATAAACAGGTGATGTTGTATCTTCTAAGTAATGATATCCGTAAAGATCATTTGCTACTGTTAGTCCGTCAATAGTTGTATCTCTTCTGAATCTTTGGAAAGCCCAAGGTGAGCTTGATGTTCCTGATCTTGGTTTTACAATTACTCTTCTAAACTCGTTACCAATGATAGCAACGTTCTGAGGAACTTTAATTGGATAGTTTTCTTCGTAAACACCACTTTCTACTAAAATAGAAATCTGTGTTTGGTTAGTAATATCACCATATGATAATTCTTCACCTATTTGGAAATTTCCAAACTTAATATCAACATCAAAAATTTCATTTCCGTTTGAATCTAAATCACCTTCGTGTGCAAGTATCTGTGCTTGTGCGCCTGATGTTAATCCTTTAATAAACAAGCCTTCTCTAATATCTCTTGTTCTAAAAGCAACTTCAGTATCAGTTAATACGTCACCTGTAAAGTCAGTTCTTTGTCCTTCAGTTTTTAAAAGGAACCTAGGCAAGTCAGCAGATACAGTAGGCAGACTAGTAAATCCTCCGCCATTGTCTGTAATTTCAATCGCAGTAATAACACCGCCTGCAACTACAGCCTCACCAAAAGCACCAGTACCACCGCCACCGGTAATACGTACTGATACCAAACTGTGTCCAGTACCACCGTCTACAATAGTAACGTTGTTAACTTTATATGTGATATCAAATGTAGCCCCATTACCGAAAGCACTATCAGTATCTGTTGATACATTAGTAGCACCTGGTAAAACAGTATAATTTCCTGAACTAATTTGTCTAAAGGTTACAACTGCACCTGGTGATGAAGCAGTTGACAAAACTTCATATCTTGCAGCATCTCCTGTGCCGCCTTGTATGGTAATAATATCTCCTGCTTGATAGTTTGTTCCTTGACTATTAAGTGTAATTGTATCTACACTCATTCTCGGTGTACCAACAAACCCTGTACCTGATGTAGGTGAAGTATCAATAGCGGCTAACTCTACTGACTTAGTACCACCAGCATAAGTTAATTTCTTTTCATATGGTCCTATATCATCATTTGATTCTAGTAATATTTCTTCTGCTTTTCTACATGCTGCTTCAATTGTTCTATATGCGTATGCAAGAGCTCTACCTTGTAATGCTTCTGAAACACCTGGTCTATCATCTGCTCCTGATGTTGCAACATATAAGTTTACACTAGATCCAAACGATGAACTGTCTACATATTGTTTTGTTGCAGCAATTAGTCCGTCATATCTATCATCATCTTCAGGTTCTGGAGAACGTGAAAGTATAAGCGGTCCGCTCATAGTTCCAAATCCAGATTGTGTAGAACCTGTAGCAGGATCAATTGCATTTACACCTGCTAGGGAAATTTTTGTATCTACATATTGTTTGTTTGCTGCTTCTGAGTCTTCAGTAGGTGTATTAAGATCTTTAATCTTGTATGTTTGACCACCACTTTGTACTGATAAGTCACCGCCTAGTTGTGGACTAGGATCTCCTGAAATTTCGCTGAATTCTGTGCTTACAATTATTTGATTGGTGTTACTTGAAGTGTCAATTACAACACCAGTTCCGCCTGTAATTTGTTTAAACTGTAGTGCATCTGTAGTATTATTAACGGCTACAACCGCTGATTCTTGTCCAACAAAATTACTTGGAGTATCATCTAATCCTAAAAATGTTAATCTTTCGCCTAAACCTAATGAACTGTATAATTCTCTGAAGTTATCGTTTACTTTACTAAACGAATCGCGGATACTATCGCCAGTTCCGTCATTACCTACTACACCGGTATCAATTACTTTTCTTGCCATCTTATCCCCTACAATTCCTTGTTTGCTACAATATTTATCGTTTTATTCTATAAGCCTAATGTAAAATAGTAAATATACATATGTTTTTAGGCACCAAAAAAGTTAATACAGAACACACTCGGAAAAGCAAACTAGGTAATTCGCATGTTTATAAACGTGTCAAAACAGTAGTTGAACTCCGATGTGATAACTGTGACAGTGTATTTACCAGGGATCTAAAAAAGATTAGTAAGGCCCGGCTTAGTAACGAATACTTCCATGTATGTTCTCATTGCGATGCTAAAAGATTTGCACAACGCAAAGGCGTAGAAAATAAACAAATATGGGATTTACCTGCTGATGCTGACTTAGAAATTTCTAAGTTTTAAAAGCCTACGCTTTCACCGCACCCACAACTTGATGTTGAATTAGGATTTTTAATAGATAGATAAGAACCAAATACTTCTTCGATGTAATCGATTTCAGTGCCTAATAGATAAAGCAAACTGGCACTATCTATACAGAATTCTCCGTTAGGCAATTTAATAACTTCATCATCTGATTCTTTAGTTTCAGACATTTGCCAGTCATATGAAAATCCGGCACACCCGCCGCCCTTCATTTGTAATCGAACGATGGGTTTGCCGGTCTTTTCAATTAAGCCTGTCATATGCTTAATTGCAGAATCTGTTAGATTGACTGCATCTGGCATATTATTCGCTTTTGTAAATAGTCCAAGCACCGTATGCAATAGCAGCATAAGCAACTAAGCCGGCAATGGGTTCTGAGATTAAAACTAGAATTCCAAGTAGAATGAGTGCTGCTCCATCCCAAGAAGTTCTTTCTGTGAAACGACTTGCTACCCAACCTTTGAATTTATCTAACATAGTTTTTCTCCTTATTTAGATTTTTTAGGTCTGCCTTTTTTGGCAGGCGCCTTTTTTGCTGCCTTTTTAGGTGCAGACTTCTTTTTAGCAGTTGAAGTTTTTTTTGTTTTAACCTCATCTGTTAATACTAGTGGTTCTGTTTTGGTTGACCCGAAAAGGTTCCTCAGCCATGTGAACATTTTATTCTCCTATTAATCTATCGTTAACTATTGACCAGTTGATTAGTCGCCAAATATTTTCTAAGTACTTGTCTTTAGTTGTATCTAGCAAGTATGAATGTTCCCACATATCAACAAGAAAAACAATGTCAGTGCCTTTCTTAAAATTTTGATTAGCAATTAAATCTATTTTGCCTTTTGTATCCATGTAGCACCATCCACTTCCTTGTAGTGATTTGGCTTTTTCTATGAATTTCTGTTTGAATTTTTCATATGATCCGAACTTATTGTTTATAAGTTCTTCTGATGCTCCGGAAGGTCTATTCCCAGAACTAGGTGGTTGAAGCATAGGCCAAAACAAATTATGTAAATGAGCACCACCGAAGTTAAATGTGTCATCACCTTCTTTGTTATTGTATCGGTCAACATATCCTTTTGACAATTTTGCATAGTGTAAATCTATGGTTTCTTTGCTCATGACAGGTTCTAATGCATCACGCTTGTAGGGTAATGGATTTAAAACCAGTTTAGGACGTTGTTTTTCGGCCTCAACTATGATATCTTTAAGTTCTTTAAGCATCTAACATATTTATGCTAGACTATACTCGTATAATGCCTGACTGGCCAAATTCTTTGCTTTAGACTCTACCATAATATCTGCATAGTCTCTAAATGATAATGCCCAGTCATTTACAGCATTATTCCACATAAAGTCACTATGAGCACGTAGTTTCTGTTTCTTGAAACCTTGTTCAAGTAATTCGTCCATATTAGGCTGTGTATTTAAATCATGGCCAACAAGTAAGTCTTCACGTGATACGGAGTAATGTATCACAGGACGTACACCACGCCAACTGTCTACTATGCGAGCAAATCTATCGTCGGTTGGTTGAATGTATTCTCCACTAGCGACCCAGTGATGGTGTATGTCAAGAACGAGGGCGAGGTCGTTTGCAAGTTCGAGACTTGCGTCAATGCCCCACGACATTTCGTCGTTCTCAATTGTAATAATGTTTCGCGCCTCTTGAGATAATCTTGGGAGGACTGCTTGTATACCGGCTGGACCTTGCCTACCGGATATGTGTACATTGCACTTCGCATCTTGGAAGGACTTGCCGTATCCCATCCAGCGGAAGACATCGGTGTGATATTCAAATTCTTCTATGCTCCTTTCTACAATATCTGGATTATCTGACGCAAGCACAGTAAACTGACCTGGATGCATAGACACTCTAACATCTAGGCTGCGTGCCAACCTGCCAACTGGTGCGAAAGCTCGTTCACAGTAATGGCGTACATCAGGTAACCGCCAGTAATAAGACCAAGTAGGCTCAGTGTATACAGGTAATACATCAGAACCAAGTCTAACCATTCTAAGTTCATTTGGTAATCCACCTACATATGTAATTAAGTTCATGTAAGATTGAATGTTATGAACCATAATATCCCACAGGCGTTGCTCTGCTACTTCTTTAGTTTGCCTATTCAACCATGCAACAGTTGTAGAGCGTGTATTAAAAGGACGTTGAATATCCTCTAACAGTTTCTTCTTCTGTGTTTGATCAGGATGCATGTATTTGCATGCAAAGCCTATGCGTTTATATTGAGAATTCGTCACGTAATATTTTCCAAGTTTCTTTATAATCTTTTACATTGTAACAAAAACCTAAGTCTTTGTCAATGATTTGTTTCTTCAATGGATAATCATTTCCTTCTGGGTGCATAGCATCACCAAAAAAATGTATAATATCATTTGGATCAAAATCTCTAAGAATTTGGCTTTTATCACTGCCTTTTGGAAATATATCTATACCTGTTTCTCCACCTACTTTTGCATCTATGTCCGGAAATAAAGTACAAAATGCTTTTGCAATTCTATTACGCTCGTCAATCCTAACGTCATGCTCAACATATAATTTACGTTCTCCTAGTGTTGCATTTCTGCCTACAATACTAAAGTTGCACATACCAGGACGATGTTCAAAATGCAATCCAGTCCTTAGGACAAATTCACTTTCTTTCATGCACTGTGCAAGAAATTGTTCTGCTAATTCTGGAAGTTTCCAATCGCTTGTATAGATATTTTTATCTTGTTCATATGTATCACTGCCGGAACAGTTGTAAACTTTTGTAGAAAAATTGTAAACTCTATTACCTACCTGTTCTAAAGTCTTAGCTCTATCACTTCCTGTAACAAGATAAACAAAATTTTGTTCTTGAAATCCTAAAAAGAAATTTTGGAATTTTTTATCCATTTCTTTTCTACTAGGTGTTAGAGTACCGTCTACATCAAATATAAACCTATTTGCTACACTCATAACCAATTCTCCACTACAAACTTATCTTTAACCATAGCAGGATTAGGATCACCGTGGAATACAGCGATACAACAATCATCTGGAATCACAATGTCATCTTTAACATGCACAAACTGTCTCACACCACTTATAACTTGTAATTCGTTTCTATTCCTAATCTCCCATTTATAACTTTGTATCCATAATTCAGGCCAAAACTTTATTTTTTCTTTAGCACACTTCCATGTCCAATCTTGATCACCGTGTAATCTCATTGCTAGTTGGGGATTAGTTTTAAATTTTTTGTAGATATAATCTTGACTACCGTGTACCCAACTCATCACACTGCTGTTAAGGTATTTCCATTCTCTGTGAAAACACCTGTTAAAATCTCTTATACCCATAAATGCATTGCCATCTATTTTAAGTAGTTTATCAATGTTATTACAAATTACAACATCTAAATCCATGTATAGTATTCTTCCTGCTAATGGTAAGGTAGGATCAAACATATGAACCTTATGCCACCATCCTTTTGTATAACCTGCATTCTTTTGTACTATAAGATTGACACCATCTATTGGAGTGGGATCATCTGTAAGACAATGTAACTTATAAGGCATAGTTGTATGCCTATCAATCATATTCCTTAACTTTTCTACATATGAAATAGAATACTTATT